TATGATGTAAAAGAACCTGTTGGAGGTTTAAGTATTGCAGAACTAGAATTAGCTACAACGTTAAAAACAGCAATAAATGCAACTGATACAACAATTGTATTAAATGACTCTACTAAATTTCCTGGTTCAGGATACATTTGCATTATATCATCTGATCCAACAACAAACTTAGATACAACAGAAACAATAAAATATACTGCAAATAACACAGGCACTGGCACGTTAACTGGTGTGACTAGAGGATCTTCTTCTCCGTCTTATGGAGCAATACCTGTAGCTACAACAGCGGCAGCTCATGCCGTAGGAGATAAAGTTTTTGGGTCGAGAGAAATAACTATTGTAGAAGAAAGCTTTATAAATGATGCTAATTCTACAGAAACATTTAGTAATAAATTCACTTTTGTGGTAAATTCTACACCATCTACACAAACTGGGGGTGGATACTTTGTATTTGGAGGACCAGTAAACGATAGAGCTTAATTATGTCAGGAATTAGTTATAACACTTTAGTTACACAAATTAGAAACTACACAGAAGTAGATGCTAATGTTTTGACTACAGATATTTTAGAAAACATTATCTTAAATGCACAACAAAGAATTTTTTATGATATTCCTATTGATTCAGACAGATTTGTACAAGAAGGTACAATGTCTGCAGGGAACAATTCTATAAATGCTCCAGCTGGAGCTTTGTTTATTAGAGGCATAGAAGTATTTAATTCTACGAGTGCCACAACAGGCCCTGGTCAATGGTTAGAGAAAAAAGATCAAACGTATTTATCTGAGTATGTAAATAGAACCACTGGATCAGAAGGTGGAGTTTCTGGTAAAACGGTAACAGGATTACCAAAATACTATGCTATGTTTGGTGGTGCTACAGGTCTAAGCGATACTACATCTGGGGCTATGTATTTTGCTCCTACACCAGACCAAGCTTACAAATTTAGAATATATTACAATAAAATGCCTGCTACTTTAGAGTCTAGTAATCAGACTAATTATATCAGTTTGAACTTTCCTCAAGGTCTTCTATATTGCTGTTTAGCTGAAACTTATGGCTTTTTAAAAGGCCCAACGGATATGTTGACATTATATGAGCAAAAGTATAAACAAGAAATACAGAAGTTTGCGGGAGCACAATTAGGTAGACGTAGACGAGACGACTATACGGATGGAACAGTAAGAATCCCAGTCAAGTCCCCGTCACCATAAGAGGATAAAATATTATGGCAATAACATCGGCAATATGCAATAGTTTTAAACAAGAAATTTTAGTAGGCACACATAACTTTACTGCGTCTTCTGGAAACTCATTTAAGATAGCTTTATTCACAAGCTCAGCAACTTTAAGTAAATCAACAACTGCTTACACAGCACCTTCAGATGGTTCAGCATCTCCAACTAACACTCACGAAGTTAGCTCAGACGGAACTGGATACACAACAGGTGGAAATGCTTTAACAAGTACGACACCAGTTTTATCAGGCGATACAGCGTGTTGTAAGTTTGCAGACACAAGTATCAGCTCAGCTTCTTTTACAGCAAGAGGATGTTTAATATATAATTCTTCTCAGTCTAACAAAGCGGTTTGTGCTGTTAACTTTGGTGCTGACAAAACTGTAACTAGCGGAACTTTTACAATTCAATTCCCAGCTCAGACAGCAGGCAACGCAATCGTTCAGATAGCTTAGGAGGGTTACCATGCCCGATGTATCTTCAGGATGGGGTCGACTTACCTGGGACCAATCCTCATGGGGAGGCTCAACCGTTTTAGCTCAAGGTTGGGGTGCTAAATCTTGGGGAGATTCTGAATGGGGTCAACTCAGCGACGAAACAATCACACTTACAAGTTTATCTTCAACAACAGCTGTTGGAACTTTATCTGTAGAGATAAGACCCGGTTGGGGTACATTATCTTGGGGTATTAATGGTTGGGGTTCTGTAGAAGAAGCTAACGAAACATTACCAGGATTTGTATTAACATCAGCCGTAGGATCAATAGTTCCAGCCGATCAAGTTATGGGGCTAACAGGTCTGTCTTCTACAAGCGCAGTTGGATCTTTATCTATCAATACAAGTTTATCTTTAACATTACCAAACCAGGGTTTAATATCTTCGTTAGGTCTTTTAGGAACAGAAGATTCTGTAGGTCTATCTGGTCAATCTGCAACTTCTGCAGTTGGAAGCATTACTGCTTCTCCAGAAACTTTTGCAAGTCTTTCAGGATTAGGTTTATCGTCAACAAGTTCTGTTGGTGATATTGAAATAACATCAAATTTAATTTTACCTGTATCTGGTCAATCTTCAACTGCGTCTGTGGGAAGTATTTCACCAGCGGATGTAATGGGATTAACTGGTTTATCTTCAACATCTGCTATTGGTTCTTTAACTACAGTTCAAGTAACTAACGCAAGTCTTGTAGGATTAGGTTTATCATTAACAGCTGAAGTAGGGGCATTTAACGCTATTCTAGGATATGCTGATGTAGATCCTGTATTGACGGCCAGTTATTCTGATGTTACTAGAACAACAAATGCAAGTTATTCGAACGTAACAAGGACTTCTGGCGCTAGTTATACGGATGTTGACAGTGTAGGCTAGATGAAATATATATTAACAATAACGTCGAATTCGAATAGGAGATAAGACTAAATATGGCATCAACGTATACACCTCTCGGTATAGAAAAAATGGCTACTGGCGAGAACGCTGGTACATGGGGAACAAAAACTAATAACAACTTAGATCTTATAGAACAGATATCGGGTGGTTATAAAGTACAAACTTTAAATGCTGGTGGTGCAGGTGCTAATACTACAGCAGTAACTCAATCAGATGGTGCTACAGGTTCTACTGTTGCAACAAGAGTAATTATTTTAGGTGCAGAATCTCCACAAACAATATCTGGAAATAAAATTATAACTTTTCCAGTTCTTACAGAAAATTTTTATTTAATTAAAAACAGCACATCAGGTTCTTACACCGTACAATTAAAAGCTGCTTCAGGATCAGGCGCTACAGTAACATGGGCGACAGATGATAAAGGTTGGAAGCTAGTTTATTTTGATGGTGTAGCAACTAATACAGGTGTTTATGATGTGGGTTTTGGTGCAGGTACAACTCCTGGTGGATCAAACACACAAATTCAATACAACAACTCCGGCTCTTTTGGCGGAGATGCAGACCTAGTATGGACTGCAGGAACAGGTTTAATTATTAATTCACAAAAAGAACTAAGACTAGCAGACTCTGATGATTCAGCATACATTGGTATGAAATCTGCAGCTACAGTTTCAGGTTCTTACACAATTACATGGCCAGCTGCAGTAGCAGGTGGAAATGGTTATGTATTAAAATCAACAACTGGTGGTGTATTATCTTGGGCCGAAGAAAGCGCAGGCGGAACATCATGGCAAGCAATTAAAACATCTACATATACAGCGTCTGCAGGAGAAGGTGTTTTTGCAAATACTTCAAGCGGTGCGTTTACAGTAAACTTACCAGCGTCACCATCCTTAGGAGATGAAGTAACTATTGTAGATTACGCTGGAACATTCGATACAAATAATTTAACGGTAGGAAGAAACTCACAACCTATCATGGGAACAGCCGCGGACCTTACAGTAAGCATAGAAAGAGCTGGCTTAACTCTTGTATATGTTGACGGTACTCAAGGTTGGCTGCTAAAGGATAAATAATCCATGGCAACTATAACTATAACAGTAACCGTATCTAATCCGGGTTCTGGTAATAAATATTATTTAGATGGTGCGTTAGGTGCATATGCTGCAACACCAGGAAATACTTACAAGTTCGATCAAGCAGATGGATCAAATTCAGGACACCCTTTAAGATTTGCAACAGCTGCAGACGCAGCTGGAAGTTCAGAATATACTACCGGAGTTACAACTAGCGGCACACCAGGCAGTGCAGGAGCATATACACAAATAGAAGTTACAGCTACAACAACACAAGCATTATTTTTTTATTGTACGAATCATTCTGGAATGGGAGATTCTTTTAATGTTGGTGGTACAGGTACAGTTCAATTACAAACAAGAAGTGGTTTTCCAATACAAAACCTATCATCAGATCCCGTACCTTTTGCACAAGCAAAAACAAATGATCCTTACGCAGGAGTTTGGTCATCAGGTGGAGCAATGAATACTGCAAGAGTGTTTGATGCTACTGCTCAAACGGGAGGCAACAGTGCAGGACAAATAGCTGGAGGAACTTATCCAGGAGGAAGTGCTAATACAGAACAATACAATGGTACAGCGTGGACTGAAGTTAATAATTTAAATACAGCAAGATTTGATATATTTGGAACTGGTACACAAACATCAGCAATAGCCGCATCAGGTTACACTACCGATTGGGTAACTAACACAGAAACTTGGAACGGATCATCTTGGACAGAAGTTTCAGAAGTAAACACAGGTAGGAAAGAAGGCGGTTCATCAGGAATCTCAGCTACTTCAGCTTTAATATTTGGTGGAGAGGGAACTCCATCTTCTACACAATATGCTTTAACAGAATTGTGGAATGGAAGTAGTTGGACAGAAGTTAATGATTTAAACGGAGCAATATATGGGACTTCAGGAGGTGGAACTCAAACAGATGCCATAAGAGCTGGCGGAGTAACAGATGGAGCTGCAAACCCATCTGCAACTGTAGAAACTTGGAATGGAACTAGCTGGACAGAAACCACTGACATAAATACTTCTAGAGGATACAATGCAGCTGCAGCAGCAAATTCTACTGCTGCATTAATAGCTGGAGGAACAACTAATAGTGGACCCAGTCTTTCTGCTTTAACAGAATCTTGGGACGGATCTTCTTGGACTGAAGTAAATGATTTAGCTACAGCAAGATATAAGGTTAATGGTTCAGGTACATCAACTGAGGCATTAGCTATTGGAGGTGGACCAAACACTTCTGGAGGAACAGCAACAGAAGAATGGGCTTTCTCTGGCATCCCGCCAACTGCACCCGCAGCTGGATACTCAGACGCAATCGTTGGACAAATGTATTACAATTCAACATCAGGACAATTTAAAGGTATAGTAGTAGGGGTTGGAACTTGGGCTAGTGGTGGAAATGTAAATACAGCTAGAGGTCACGGTGGTGGAGCAGGTGATTCTAATTCTGCAAATTTATTTTTTGGTGGTCAATCGCCAGGTAATACCACAGTAGCTTTAACAGAAAATTATAATGGAACGGCTTGGACAGAAGTAGGTGATTTAAATGAACCACAACACTATATTAGTGGAACAGGTTCTAGCACAGCAGCAATTACTGCTGGTGGAAATAGACCTGCAGGAGCCTCGTCAGTTAACGCTGAAACTTGGAACGGATCATCTTGGACAGAAGTAGCTAATTTAAATGTCGGTAGAAGTGGAGTTGCTTTATTTGGAACATCAACTTCTGCTATAGGTGCAAGTGGATATTCTCCTGCAACAAGTCCAAATTATTCACTTAACGTTGAACAATGGAATGGTTCTGCTTGGACAGAAATTGGAGATGTAAATTATGGAAAATATGGTGCAGCCGCAGCAGGAACATCTGTTTCAGCTGGTTTAGCATTTGGTGGAGAAAATTCTGGAATGCCTTCTGAACAACGAAATACAGAATCTTGGAATGGTAGTGCATGGACAGAAGTTGCAGATATGGCAACAACTAGATCTTGGGTATGGTCAGGAGGAACTTCAACAGATGCATTAGTATCAGGAGGCCAGCCAGGAACCGTTAATACTGAACTATTTGATGGCACTAGTTGGACTGAAGTTAATAATTTAGCAACAGAGAGAAGATATGCAGGTGGAAAATGTGGAACAACTTCAGCAAGTTGTATGTGGGTTTCTGGTGTAGGTTCACCACCTACTAGTACTAAAATCGCTACTACTGAAGAATGGACTAAACCAGATTTTGAAATTAACACTTTAACTACGAGTTAATATGATTTATAAACAAAGAAAAGGAGGAAGCAACTATGGCATATAAATATTGTACAGCGACTAACTGGGGCAAAAACTTTTTCACTCACGAAGAGAGAAAACAGTTTCACCTATCTGGTCATCCTGGAGATGTTTGGGTTGTAGGCGATAATCTTTACGGCGATCAATGGATTAATAAAGTTTCAGGTGCGATTAAAACGCAAGCTGAAGCTCAAGCTATTGTAACTGGAGAGATTGAAGCAGCACAAGCAGCTTACGATGCATTATCAGCAGATGAGCAAGCGCTACAAACTAGACCGGCTATTTACAACTTACCATAGTAGTTAAACTCTATGAGTAAATACAAAGAAATTAAAGGATTTAAAGTTCAGACTTTAGCAACGGATACAGCTGCGTCTGCAGCAGCCGGAGGTTCTTGGGCTAGTGGTGGAGCTTTACCAGCGGCTAAATATATACCTGCTGGTAGTGCTGGAACTCAAACATCAAATTTAGTTGCAGGAGGTGCTTCAGGTCCTCCAGCAAATAGTAATCAAGTCAATACATCTTTTGAATACGATGGAAGTTCTTGGACCGCTGGTGGAGCCTTAAATACAACAAGATTTGCTGGAGGTGGTTTTGGTGCATCTAATACAGCTGCAGTTATTGCTGGTGGGTCTCGATCTCCTGGCAGTGCGGCTGGAGCAGAAACAGAAACATATAATGGAACAGCTTTTACAGAAGTAGCAGATTTAAACACAGCTAGAAAAGAAAAATATGGAGGAGCTGGAACTTCAACAGCAGGAGTAATTTTTGGTGGAGGAACACCTTCAGCGGCCAATTCAGCACTTACAGAAAATTGGAATGGTAGTGCTTGGACAGAAACTGGAGATTTAAATACAGCAAGATCGCAATTAGCTGGGGTAGGAGCTGCTTATACAGCTTCCATAGCTTTTGGTGGTTATGTATCCAGTGGATCAGCTTTAACTGAAACATTTAATGGATCAAGTTGGACTGAAACAGGAGATTTAAATACAGCGAGAGAAGGACTTAGTGGATCTGGAACTAACACTGAAGCTTTAGCTTTTGGTGGGTTAACTCCTGCTCCAGCTATAGTAGGAATAACAGAAAACTTTAATGGATCCACTTGGACGGAAGTTTCAGATTTATCTACGGCAAGATATTTAACTGGTGGATCACCATCAGGAACTAATCTTTCAGCTTTAGCTGCTGGAGGAAATACTGGAAGTGCAACAACTGCAACAGAAGAATGGTCTTTTCCACCATCAACAGCATCAATTTTACAAGAAGGAGATATGTGGTTTAATTCTACTTCATCAACTTTAAAAGGTTATGGAACCGCGGCTGGGATACCTAGTGCTACTTGGGCTAGTGGTGGAAACTTAAATACATATGTAGATGGAACCATGGGTTCAGGTATTCAAACAGCAGCTTTAAAATTTGCGGGTATGATGGATCCAGGAACTTCACCTAGAACTAGAGCAGAAACAGAACAATACAACGGTACCTCTTGGACTGAAGTTAGCGATTTAAATACAGCGAGACATAGCGGTGGAGGATTTGGTTTGCAAACAGCTTCATTATGCTTTGGTGGAGAACCTGGTTCATTAACTAATACAGAATCTTGGAATGGTTCAGCTTGGACTGAAGTAAACGATTTATCCACTGCAAAATCATATGCAGCAGGGACTGGAACATCAACTCTTG